ATCAGAGGAGCTTGTTGATGCTTTCATTGACGAAATTTGGGATCAAGAGGAAAAGCTGCACGCTTATTTTGATGTCTAAAACACAGCGTAAACGCCTACAACAAGAAGACGCTCTTAGCAAGAACAACGGGCACGATGTTCGCTATAGGAAGCGTCTCATGGATGAGCAAGAAGCGTATGAAGAACTTAAGCGTTCATTAGAAGAGCTAAATAATGCAAGAGAAACAAACCCAACCTCTGACAACTAAACTTGTCTGGATTACTCCAGACGCTGAAAAGGTTATTGCTTATTGTGCTCGCGTAAGCAATCCAGCCAACCAAGACAAGCCTGTAGGTAACCTGCTTAAATATTGCATGGAACATGGGCATGTGTCTGTGTTTGAAACAGCTTCTGCTTGTGTAGAAATTAATACCACACGCGAAATTGCTAGGCAGATGCTGCGACATCGTAGCTTCAGCTTCCAAGAGTTTTCACAACGCTATGCAGATGTGTCTTCTTTAGCTACAGAGCCTATGTTCACAGAGGCACGATTACAAGACACTAAAAACAGACAAAACTCTATCAGCACAGACGATCAAGAGCTGCAGAATTGGTGGGATTATCAATGTCACGCTGTGCAGACAATGACACAGCAGGTCTATCATGAGGCGCTCAAGCGTGGGTTTGCTAAGGAAGTTGCTCGTAAAGTTCTTCCAGAAGGGCTTACAATGTCTCGTCTTTATATGTCAGGTACTATTCGTAGCTGGATTCACTATTGTAATCTTCGCAGTGCTCACGGGACTCAACTTGAGCATATGGATGTGGCTAAATCAATTACCCCGCTATTAAAAGAACATTTCCCAGAATCAGGAGAACTATTATTTCCAACGTCTTAAATTTTAGTGATTATCAACAGAAGATCGAAACATTTCGTCTCGATACATATACACCAGAAGCCGCTGTAATGGGGCTCATTGCTGAAACTGGTGAAGTTGCAGCGGTGTTTCAAAAGCTAATTCGTGGTGACTTCCCACCTGATGTGGCAATGACAAAGCTCTACAAAGAGCTAGGTGATGTAATGTGGCACTTGGCCGCTGTAGCTAATGACAACAATTGGAAGCTGGAAGAAATTGCAGCAGACAATATTGAAAAACTTGAAAGTCGAAAGCTTCGTAATGTTATTATGGGGGCAGGAGATGCTCGCTGAGCTACTTAATGACGTAGATTTTACCAAATACACCGAAAGCCATATTAATGGTCAAGGGTGTATTTACTTTCTAAGTGGTGAAACACAGCAGGAAACCCCTGCTATTGTGGATAAGGAAGGTATACCTATGCAGAAGCAGGAAAACAAAAAGATCGGATTTTATTAATGGGAGACCCTCGAAAGTTTAAACCCAACCCAATGAAGTGTCCGTATTGCAAACAGTATGATGATCCTGCTAATATGTATGTAAGGAAGACTTCTTACCAAGCTTGGCATAGAGAATGTGCCAATGAATATAAAGCAGTGAAGGAACCTAAGACTGGTCCCTACAAGCACAAACCTAGAAACTTTAAACTGTCAATTAGGCATGAAGGATAATCGTTGAGTGAATTCAAGAATAGCTTTGCAGAAAATGTCTTTCGATTTAAGTACGCACAAGGACCAGGAGATACTTGGGGAAAACTTGCAGACCGACTTGTGGACGACGTTTGTGGTACACGACAAGGTACGGTCCACAAGCTTATGGGTGACGACGACCGAAAGCAACTTGCTCAATATATTAAAGACTTTAAGTTTATGCCGGGAGGACGTTACCTTTATTACGCAGGACGACCGTTTAAGGCCTACAACAACTGTTACCTTTTACGTGCAGAAGAAGATACCCGAGAAGAATGGAGTGCTGTAACATGGCGTGCCATGTCATGCCTAATGACTGGAGGGGGCATTGGAATTGACTACAGCAGACTGCGACCAAGCGGAGCAGCGCTATCACGAACAGGGGGCACAGCTAGCGGACCTGTGCCTCTTATGCATGCCATTAATGAAATCGGACGCAATGTTATGCAAGGAGGTAGCCGACGTTCTGCAATCTATGCAAGCCTTAATTGGAAGCATGATGACATTGGTAGCTTCCTGCGAGCAAAGGACTGGCCCCCAGCAGTCAGAACCCTAAAGGAAGCCGACTTTAACTTTCCTGCTGCGTTAGACATGACTAACATCAGCGTCAATTATGACGACGCTGCTATGGTTGGTGGACTAGAAAACAATGCTGTGTTCAAGAAAAATGTAGAGAAGGCTCTACAAACCGGTGAGCCCGGATTCTCTTTTAACTTTGGTAATAAACAGAATGAAACGCTTCGAAATGCTTGCACGGAAGTTACGAGCGAGGATGACTCTGACGTATGCAATCTTGGTAGTATCAATCTCGGAAATATCAAAGATTTGGAAGAGTTTAAGTCCGTGGTATCCCTCGCGTCAAAGTTCTTGGTATGTGGAACTCTGCGTGCAGACCTACCCTACGACAAGGTATACAAAGTCCGTGAAAAGAATCGCCGTTTGGGACTTGGGCTCATGGGAGTGCACGAATGGCTCCTACAACGAGGACAAACCTACAACGTAACTCCTGAGTTACACGAATGGTTAAAGGTATATCAAGATGAATCAAAACGAGCAGCAGATGAACACTGCGACCGTCTTTACATTAGCCGGCCAGTTGCGTACCGCGCTATCGCACCAACTGGTTCCATCGGAATACTTGCTAAACAAAATCTGGCCATTCACTAAGTAATTAGTGAAATGAATTGGGTGAATTCAGGGAAAACCTAAATTTACTTGACAAATTCCTTTATTTATGGTATAATATAGGTATCGTACCATTAAAGGAGTTGGATATGTTGTCTCTAGTCGAATACAAAACTGTAAATAAGCGCAGCATGTGGTTGATGCGCTGCCATTGTGGCACAGAAGAACTTAAACGACCTGACCATGTAATAACTGGCAGAGTCAGAATGTGTAAGAGTTGTTCTGCAAAAGAAACAGCAAAAACCACACCACCACCAATAAGGCGTACAGGATACGCCGGACTTTCTGGCACACACTATTCTCATATCAAGGCGTCTGCAAAAAGACGCAATATTGAGTTTAATGTGACAGAAAAGCAATTGTGGGAACTATACGAAGCACAAAATAACAAGTGTGCTTTAACAGGGGTCCCTATAGTATTGGTTGCAGAAATACAAAATAACAATCCTAATTGGGAAGTTATTACTGCATCATTAGACAGAAAAGATAGCTCTATTGGCTACGTAATAGAAAATCTGTGGTGGGTACATAAAGAAGTTAATCGACTAAAAAATAATTATTCATTGGAAGAACTGCTATTTTGGAGCAGACTTCTGTTAAGTAAACATGGCAATCCTGATCCAAGCCACAGTGGTGACACTGCGGAAGGAGCAACGACTAGGGATCGAGTCTCACGAGACAGTAATATCCCCACGAGCGCCCAACAACTTTACCCACACGTCGAGTATGTAATATTGACAAGTAAAGTTGATGATATAGTCTAATCTGCATGGAAACTTGCAGAGGCTGGGATAAAGAGCCCAGCGGGAACATGAATTGGGAACAACTACTGGCATTGAGCCTCTCTTTGCAGTCGCGTATAAGAGACGTTTCCTCACAGAAGGAACTAAGTGGAAATATCAATACGTTGTTGACGGAACTGCACAGTCTCTCATTGCAGAGCTTGGCACAGACCCAGCGAGCATCGAATCAGCACTCGACCTAAGCACAGACTATGAACGACGAATCAAATTCCAAGCCGATGTGCAAGATTACGTTGACATGTCCATCTCATCCACGATTAATCTACCGAGTTGGGGATCAGACGCTAACAATGGTGACAAGGTTGAGGCATTTGCGAGAGTTCTTTCAACGTACGCCCCACGGCTACGGGGGTTCACGGTTTATCCAGATGGAAGTAGAGGAGGTCAACCCCTCACCTCAGTCCCCTACGCAGAAGCCCTAGCACATAAGGACACTGTGTATGACGAAGTAATTGACTTGTGTGACATCACCAAGGGTGGTGTTTGTGGAAGCTAAGGAGAAATTATGGCACAAGAACTAAACAAAGAACGAACACTTCTATTTGCTTTTATGAATGGAAGTTACAAGAAGATCAAGGTTGTACAATATGACCACAAAGAATGGATCATTTGTACAAAAGAGAATGGTCAACAAGTTTTTATTAATTCTTCTAATGTTAAATGGATTGAAGAAATAAGTTAACAAAAAAGAAAGGCGCTACCCGCAAAGGTAGCGCCTTTTTGTTTATGGCTTCACAACATCGTCCTGATATTCTTGGAACTTATACAAGCTAGACAAATTACCAGACTTAGGAATTCCTTGTAGTCTTTGTTGCTTGTCGAGCTTTGTAGTTTTAGCAAATGTAATTAGCTGATTTACTAGTTGCTTAGGATCACCCTTAGCCTCTGTGTATTTCTTAGCAAACCCTTGCATATCCTCTGTAGTTAAGTTGCCTTGAACATACTTACGTTGAATTTGCTCCATAATAGATTTCTGCTTATCACGATAGTTCTTAAGTCTTTGACCAGAGTTGTATTGGTTTTCTCCTGTCATTGCCTCTGTCAAGCTTCTGCCACCAGAGAATGTGCGAACATCCTTGTCCCATTCAGAGCGAGTGTTTCCACGAAGCCCCTCACGATTGAGAACGTAACCGTCCTCGTCAGTAAGCAAACTCTTTTCTGCAAGGCCCTTTAGAGGCCCCTGTGGAGTCATTGTTACAGCAGCGTTCTTCCATGCTAGTTGGTCATTAAAGCTCATTACATCCTTAGCAGCAGCACCCATACGACCAATTGAAGAGAAGTATGGAGACAATGCTTCTATAGGACTGTTAGGTAGCACATCAGCAGAAGACAAGCGGCTCTGCATGTTCACGTTAGTGACATCAGAGATAACACCCTTCTCCAACCAACGAGGAACTTCCTTTAAAGCATATTCGGAAATAGATTGCTCTTTTCCTAGTTTGCCTGTGATGGTTTTAAACAGAGCATCTGCTTCTTGGTAAAATGGAATACCACCAATGCCAGCATAAGCAAGCAATGCTGTTGCAGCATATGCAGCAGATACAGGGTCTTTACCCCCGTTAGAAATCATACGCTGCATTTGGTTCATGTAGCCATGCTTGAATGTCTGTAGGCCACCAGCTAATGTGCCAGCTAGTCCCATCTTCTGGTACATAGCAGGACGCTCATTCATTCTATAATCGAACATACCAGCCTGCGTAACATTGTACGCAGCATCATACAACGGTTTGCCAGTCAAACCGCTTTCCTTTAGTACATTCACAGCAGTGAAGAACACCAAAGGACGAGTAGGATTTTCTCCAAGTTCTGCTCGATTGAAGTCGATAACCTTATCGGCCATACTAGAATACTTGTTCTGAGTAATCTTATTTACATCAGTGAACTCTGAGAAGGTTAGCAAACCTCTTTCACGAGCTTCTTTCATTGATGTAGCAAAATCCCCCTTCGTTTCTCCAGTACCCGCAGCCATCCAATCCTTAACGGCCTTAGCCATTGCAGGAATCACTGCTGCTTGGCTTACACCAAGCTGCTTAGCCGCAGAAGTAATCTCCGGTACACCAGTCTGTGCTACCTGTAGCCATTGAGTTACAGAGAACAGCCAGTTGCCAAAGCCCATAGAATATTGTCCCATGCGCTTGTTAAACTGGTGCACCATAACTCTAGTACCACTAGGACCAACACCAAATGTCTTAGCTGGAGCATCAAGAATGACGTTCAACGCCCTTCCTGTTTCACCAACAGACCTACCAGTCATTCCCTTCAGATAGTCATCAACATAGTCTTTAGCATTGGGCATGCTATCAAGAGCTTC